AGTGCTTCTGCACAGCGTCCATCAGCGTCAGCACAAGGTCCATCGCATCGGCGCAGCTCATGTCGATGCTGATGCCAGCACGCTTCCAGCCATCTGCCGTCTGGGTTGACCCGTCAAGCTGAAGATGCACGCCGTCCCACGTGTAGTGCGCGTTGGGTGGGCCGAAGTTGCCGATCTGGATGCCGCCGTAGGTGAGTGCTCGGATGGTCATTTATCACCCCTCTTCCTGATCTCCGCAGCACACCGTTGCGCAATGCCCTCGACGCTGGCGTGCTGATCGCAGATGTCGGCGCAGGCTTCTTGCTCAGCAACCATCAGCGCTATCAACATGTCTACGTTGAACAGGTAGTCGACTTCGCCGTTTTGCTCCTGTACCGGTGTTCCGTACCTGCGGGCCAGCTTGATGATGTCATCCTTGGTCATGCTGCCCCCTTGCCCTAATGCTGCGTGCAATGCACCCGCCGAAGTTCGTGCTCGGATGCTCCTTGTCCCATTGCAGGGCGATCTGTGCGCAGGCTTCTCGTTCTACGGCCACTGATGCTTCAATCACATCGCGGATCTGATCGTCTTTGATCCTCAGTTGTTCCCACAGTTCTTCGCAGGCTTGGCGTTCTTCTCGCGCGCCGTTCTTGCGCTCCTCGGCCATCGCCAGCTTGATCGCTGGCATGGAGGCTGAAATGGCGTGCTTCTGGACAAGTGCAGCAAAGCGCTCAAGCAACTCATCAATCATGTGGTGTGTGTGGAAGATGCAATTTGGTTGACGTCCCCGAGCCTTCTCATCAACAAGAAACCCAGCCTCTTGCGCCATGCGGCGAATGTCGTCTCTGTTCATTCAATCACCTCCTCAACTTCTTTGAACTCAAAGAAGAGACGCCACATATGCTGATAAACGGGCTGCTGTCGAAGCCACGCCAAGAATTTGTTCTGCGCAGCGACAAGCCCCTCGGCACGAACAACCACTATTCCGTGCTCCGCATTCCCTGGGCTTTCCCATATGACTTGGTACGTTTTCATGACCACAACCTCCTGACCCGCTCCCACTCAGCACGGTCGCAGTCCTGCCCCAGCGGCAGGTACTGGCTCCCCTGCTGGCGCAGTTCATCGTCTCGCACGAACTCGGCCTCAATGTCACGCCTGATGATTTGCTGCGTCGCCTCGTTCATGGTCGGCCACTTCTTGACCAACATATCAACAAAGTCGCCGACGGCGTAGGTCATGCGTCCGAGGTAATACCTTGTCGCGCCGAGCCACAGGGTGATCTCCTGAGCGGTATTCATCCGACCCATAGCGCAAACGCCGCCATGCCAAAGATGATCACGCCACCAATGATCAGGATGATCGATGCGCTTTCGCTGTTTTTGCGGTGCTTCATTGCTTGCCTTTCGGTGTCCAACCAAAACGCCGCCAGGTAGCTTGGACGTCCGTGCTGGATGAGTCTCGATACCGATGCGGCTCGCTCATCAGCCGCCAGCTTGGCTCGGTTCTGCGAGGCCCCTCCAGGGCAGGTTCTGAAACCTGCTGTGCGTAGCTTGCAGGGATGCTTCCTTGGGTGTCTTGCGTCCGAAGTTCCATGTTCCGCTCCAGTATGAGTACTCAATCGTGCCCGCGTGATCGCGCTGGTAGACGCCGATCCTCACGGGCTGGTCATCGGTGAACCAGTCTGTCAGATTCACCGATTCACCCCTTCTCGTTCGAATCGTTCGATCTCGGCCAGGTCGTAGAAAATCTTCCACGGCCCGATGCGGACCCACTCAGGGCCGATACCGTCCCTGCGCCATACACGCAGGGTTTCGTGGCTCATGCGCAGTCGCGCTGCGGCCTCTTTGGTGGTCAGCAGCACGGGTGGTTTCGAGTCGCTCATCAGATCACTCCTTCATCTGCAGGCTCAACGGGTTCGGGATGCTGCTCGGCGCGCAGTTCCTCGACGCGGCGCTTGGTGACGGCCATGACGCGCTCACGATCCGGTCCCTTCGGGATGCGGCGGATTTCGTCTCGCCACAGTTCCATGCCCTCGATGGTGGCGGTGGTCTTGATGCGCTCTATGAGCCCCTCGACATCCACGACGACCTCTGCCATTTCCAAGGGTGCCGCAGGCGATTCTGGGGCGTTCTGGCGCGTCTGGCGTTGCTGCGGCGGATCCATGTCCTGCACTTCCTCGGGGGTGTAGGTGCCGACGACGACGCCGGGGAACACGGTGCGGATGCCCTCGGAGATGCAGCGGGCGCGGAGCATGGCTCTCGGGTACTGGTTCCACGTCGGGTTTTTTGTCAGGCCGGCACGCTTGGCCATCTCAATCGTCCACTCAATCTCGACGCTGCCGCCTTGAGCGTGCGAGAACTCGCCTGCCACGCGCTGGTCGGTCATTGAGATCCACTTGACCTTGCCGCCAGCAGACTGAAATCGCGCAAGCATGGCATCCGCCTTGAGAGCGGGGCGGCCTTGGATGATGTGATATTCCTGCACGGCCTTGGCAGGATGCAAGCCCTCAGCTTCGCAGATGGCCATCAGAGCGATGGCCTGGTCACGGGTGCGAACTCCGAAAAGCCCTGACTTGCAGAAGGCGTCTGCCAGTTGAAGCTGCTGGTCGAATGGGATGAGGTTGCTCATGTCTTTCTCCGAATCGGGGCGGTCTCCCGCCCCTGTGGGTTTACTGTGCGGTCTCGACGGCCACGCCAGCAGCCATCATCTCAATGATGTCGTCCTGCGTGGCCAGATCGACCGTGTAGCCAGACGTTACATGCTGCAGGGCCTGCAGTCGGGTGGTGGCGCGGACCAGGCGCTCGGCCTGATCGGGGTGGCTGACAACGTACACCTTGGATGTGCGGGTGTAGCTGCGCTTCTTGGTTTCGTTGGTTTCGCTCATTTCTTGCCTTCCGCGAGACGACGCAGCGCCTCGACTTGCTTGCCGACCTCTGACAGGAATGACGAGACGCGACGTTCGAGGTCGGCGATGAACGCCTCGTCACGTTCAATGCGCTGAACATGCAACTGCAGTTCAACGGGCATACGGGGGTCGTAGGAAACGAAGTCGCACCAGTCTCGGCCGGTGATCCACATCTGTCCCTGAATCTGAGCGGTGTGATGCTCGGGCATGCCGCTCAGCAGCGTCTCAATGTGGACGCCGGTGTTGAACGGGCACTTGATCTCAAGCAGGCCGTCCCAGTACACCAAGCCGTCAGGCGAGCAGCCTGCCATCAGGGTGTCGTGGGCTACGAAGCCGGTTTCCTGAACCTCGATGTCCGCGTGGCGCTCGTAGGCCAGGCGTGCTGCGGACTCTTGCTCGGTGCCCCAGTTCATGGCGGCAGTGGCGAATTTCTGCACTGGTTGCTGCGTCAGACGCTCGACAACCAGTTCGGTCAGGTAGTCCTGCTGGGCCTGAGCCGGGTTGCCGTTTTTCAGCGTGGCCATGACGTCCTTGAACCGGGACGCCGTGGCCTTGCCGAGGCGGGCTTCAAACCAGTCGTCGGTACGCTGATCTGCGGTTTCGATGATCATTGCTTCTCCTCAACGAGTGTCATGCCCTCTGCGGACGGGAACAGCGTGATGGTCATCAACGAACCATCGGCCATGCGGATGCGGATGCGCCGCCAAGTGGCGTCGTTGTGGGTCTCGCTTTCGCAGATCGTGATCGTTTTCACGTCATGCATACTGAGTTCGCCTGCAATCATGGTGTCTCTCCGTGTTGTGGAGCCCGCAGTGTAATGTCAGATACCTTCGCGCCTCCCTATGTCCCACTAATTAACGCGGGATTTTGAGGTAGAGGGCGGGCGGGACTATGATGCGCGTCCCTTTTGGAGGAACCGCATGATCGCTGAAAACGACCCCCGCCTCATGCACCTGAGCGAGGATCTGAGACGCAGAATCGCCCAGCACGCGCACGACGACGCTGGGTGCCTGATCTGGCACGGCCCGTACTGCGGGAAAACCCCAGCCCTGTACCTGCCGGCAGCGCAGAACCCCACCGGAAAGCGTGGCTACACTACGGCGAGGTCGAAGATCCTCCGAGAGACCGCGCCGGCTCTGGCAGGCCGTAAGGATCTGGCGACGTGGGTGCGGTGCGAGGATTCTCGGTGCGTGCATCCTGAACACGTCTACGCCGTCGGCCGCAACCGGATTGCCAAACACGCATCGAACGCCGGATACACCTCGGACCCGATGCGCCGCGCGGCCATCGCACGCAAGCGGCAGTCGCAATCCACGCTGACCTGGGACGACATCCTGGCCATCAGGGCCTCGACCGAAAAGCAATATATCGTGGCCGAGCAGTTCGGGATTTCTCGTAGCGGGGTGTCGGCAATCAAGCGCAACAAAGTCTGGCGGCAGCGTCCTGGTGCAGCCAGTTGGGCCGATGTTTTTATGAGGTTGGTGGCATGAGCAGGGATCCATTCAAGATCGACGGCCCGACGTGCATCAGCTTCAGCGGCGGCCGCACCTCGGCGTACATGCTCTGGCGAGTGCTGCAAAGCAATGGCGGGTTGCCGTCAGACGCCGTGGCGTGCTTTGCCAACACCGGCAAGGAAGACGAAGCCACGCTTCGATTCGTGCGCGACTGCGGCCTGAACTGGAGCGTACCGATTGTCTGGGTGGAGTACCGCGACGACGAGAAAGGGTTTGCGTTGGTGGATTTCGAGACTGCCAGCAGGGATGGTGAGCCGTTTGATGCTTTGACAACGAAGAAAAAGTACCTGCCGAATCCTGTCGCGCGGTTTTGTTCTGAGGAACTAAAAGGCAAAGCGATCACGAAGGCGACCGGCCTAGAGTCTGACGAGACGATGGTTGGTGTCAGATCGGACGAGCCGATGAGAATCTCAAAGCTGCGAGAGCGTGGATTGATGCTGCCGTTGGTAGATGCCGGCGTGACAAAACCTGAAGTGCGGGCATTCTGGAAGGCAAACTCATTTGATCTCGACCTGGAAGAGCATGGTGGCATTACCTATTTGGGCAATTGCGATCTGTGTTTTTTGAAAGGACCCGCGCAGATTTTCAGTTTGGTTCGAGACAAGCCTTCGCGTGCGGTCTGGTGGTCCAAGCAAGAGCAAAAAATAGGCGCGACATTTCGAAGCGACCGACCAAGCTACGCCTCTATGGCCGCATTCGCATCCAAGCAGCGCGATATGTTCGACCCCAACGAGGAAGCCATCGCGTGCTTCTGCGGAGAATGAGCATGACATCCGAATTCCGAGGCCGAAAAACCTATCGCGAGATCGTCCAGACCAACCAGAAATCGATGGACAACCTCGCAGCGCTCTGGGGCAAACCGAGGCAGGTGCTGGACATGCCGCCGGAACCGAAGAAACGCGCCCCAGCGAAGCCGTCAGGCGAGCCCACAGAGTCGCAGATCCTGAAGTCGATCATGTCGCTGCTGAAGCGCCACCCGAAAGTCGCTCAGGTCTGGAGGCAGAACTCCGGGACCTTTCAGGAGCGCAACCGGGACGGCAGCGTGCGGTATATCCGAGCGAACACTCAGCGCGGCATGAGCGACGTCATGGGCATCCTGAAAGACGGTCGCACCCTGGCCATCGAGGTCAAGTCGCGCACCGGCAGGATGCGACCGGGGCAGGAAGAATTCCTGCAGACCATCCGGCAGGCCGGGGGTGTTGCGGGGGTTTGCCGCAGTGTGGACGACGCTCAGAAACTGCTGGAGGCCGCATGAGAAAACGCAGCAGCTACCGCCCCCGGGGCGTGAACCCGACGGCGCATATGGTGGCCATCACTGGCGCATCCCTGCTCTCACGCGACGACCGCACGATCTGGGCGCTGGAAATGCGCGCAGCACTGGATGCGGTGCGCGAGGCGCGGGCTACGGTGCCGCAGTGGGGCGTGATCTTCGACAGTGTGAACCTGGCCGAGGAACTCTGCCGCATGGGCCTAGCGTCCGATCCCGACGGGGTGATCTCGCAGGCGCAGGAAGTGTGCGCCGAGGTGATCCGCAGGCAGCAGGCCACCGGCACCCGAGCGATACGCGCCGCAGAACTGGCGGCGCTGCGGGATCTGGAGGCCGCGATGATCGACATCCTGGCCGGCATCACGCACGCCGAGCGATTCCGCGCCGAGCAGACGATTCGGGCTCGCACCCGGGCAGCGCTGGCAGGCGGCATCCCGTGGGCGACGGTGATCGACCCGAAAAATCTGACGGAGGTGGCATGAACAAACTCGACTTCACGGCCTTGGCGCAACGCCTGCTCATCTCTGCCGACACCCTCGTCCCTCAGTGGCTTCACGGCGGCCGACGCCGAGGCCACGAGTGGGTCTGCGGCGACCTGGCCGGCGGCGAGGGCGACTCATGCTCGGTGAACCTTCTCAGCGGCAAGTGGGCCGACTTCGCCACCAGTGAACGCGGCGGGGATCTCATCAGCCTGTACGCCGCCATCCACGAAATCTCGATGGGCGACGCCTACCGGGAACTCAGCGACGAGGCACCAGCATCAGACGTGCCACCGAAACCGCGCCTCGTGAAACCGCAGCGGCAGGTCATCGTGCCGGTCCCCAGTGAATCCGCCGACTGCGATTGTGTACACAACTCATACGGACCTCCGAGCCAGCGCTGGACGTACTTCGACGGCGACGGCAACGTGCTCGGCTACGTGGCCCGGTACGATCCACCCGACAGCCGCAAGCAGATCATCCCGTGGACGTTTTCCGCTGACGGCTGGGGCATGGGTCAGTGGCCAGTGCCGAGGCCGCTGTATCGACTGCAGGAACTGGAAGCACGCCACGAGGATGCGGTGCTCATCGTCGAGGGCGAGAAAGCCGCCGACGCGGCCGCAGCGCTGGCCGGCAGCCCCTACGTGGCGACGACGTGGCCCGGTGGTGCTCAGGCCCTCGGCAGGGCGAACTGGCAGGTTCTGCGCGGCCGCAGGGTGCTCCTGTGGCCTGACGCTGACGAGGCGGGCATTGCGGCCATGCGGCGCCTGGCGGAAATACTGGCGCCGATCGCCGCAGAGATCAAAATCATCGACGTCACGGGGCAGCCCGACGGCTGGGACTGCGCGGATTCAGGCTGGACGCGGTGGACGGCAGCACGGTCATGGATCGCACCGCGCACCAGTTCGGTAGGCAAGCCAGAGCCCGTGGAGCTGCCGCCACCAGCTCCGAAACCGAAACCCGAGGCGGCAGCGGACCCAACACCTCCAGCATCCGATGAGATCGGCACGCTGGAGCCATCCGATTGGTATAAGCGCTTCGCTTTTTTGCTTTCTAGCGCGGATTTTTTCGATCTGCACCGCCGCAAACTTGTCGAGCGGAAATCATTTGATGCCGCATTCAGGCATCACAAAATGTATTCCATCCACGTCAACGCCAACGGCCTGCATTCGCGCGTTACGGCCAGCGTCAGCTACGATGAAAACCGGATTGCGATGGGTGCCCGCACGCTGGCCGGCATGATCTACGCGCCTGGAAACGGGCTATTCGTTGGCTACGATGGCGAACAGTACGGCAACGTCTGGC